AGATGATGATGAAGCACTTGAAAAGATGTATGGTGCAAACGCAAATCTTGGTGATAAAAAGAAATCTTCTGCACCAAAGATTACTGCTGATAAAATCAAAAAACAGAATGTATCTGTCGATAAGCTTCATCGTAAGCAACAACAAAAAGATCGCGATGTTTCTCGCCGTGCAGAACCCGAATTTATTGAAAAACCTACATCAGTTGTCCAAAAGGAAGACAAATCAAGCTCTGGTTCAGATGATGTTGATATTGATGATATCTAAACTTTTTAATTAATTTTTTTATTTTGTATTATTTGTTTATCAATATTATTTGTTTTTTATCTGTGTTTTATCTGTTTTTATCTGTTTTTATCTGTTAAAAAGATATTAAAAAATTGAATTTTAATATATTTGTTTATGTTATATCATATAATAAATATTATACTTAAATTATGTCTAATCCGGAACATTATTCTGATAACGAAGATGATGATATGAATATTGAAGATGTTTTAAACAATATAATGGAAAATTATGATAATATTAATAATATTAATAATAATCAATTTGCCGAACAATATGATGATGATAATAACAATGATAATAACAATGATAATAACAATAATAATGACAACGATAATGAAGATGATGATGATAATGGTGATGGTGATGATAATGGTGATGATAATGGTGATGATAATGGTGATGGTGAAGAAAATATTGATGATGAACTTCCTGGACTTATTTCGGATAATAATCAATCAGTACAACCAAATAATTTTGCTTCGTTAATAAAATCTGAATTTTTTACATCAAATCTAAAATCACATTTTAATATGTATAATATTTCGCCAGATCATCAGAAGATAAAATTAATATTAGTCCAAATTTATAATCTATATTATGTTAAAACAAAAAATCGTCAAATAAATAAAAATTGGTTTTTACAAACAGAAATTATACAAACACAACAAGCAATAGATTCAAATGATCTTTCTGCATATATTGTTCAAATTATTACTGATTTTAGTATAAATCTATGTGTTATACTCGATAATAAATTTACTTCTGCAAATGATAAAACAAAGATTACACAAATTGGTGTTATGATTCAAGAATGGATTAATGTTATGGAATATATGGATGGTGGTTATCATTTAAATTTAAATGGAATTAATGATTTTAATACTTTAATTTTATGGACATTTATTATGAGTGTAAATAATACATTTGTATCAACAATCTTAGATTCACCATTGACTACACCCGGTATTTTTACAATTGAATTCTTGCAACGTAAAGCTGGTAATATTAGTCTTATGATGATGTCTGTATGGGACAAATCAATTAGAGATATAATCATAAAAAATATCGGCAAAATGTTATATTCAACATTATTGTGTGAAGAAATAACTCTGTCAAATAATCTAAATATATCATTAATTGATATGAGTATATTTTTAGATACATTATACGATATGTTACACGATGATAATATTGATTTTGATATCATTAATTATAAAGAAAATAATACAATGACTCATCTATTATTCGAATCAATTAATCCATATTTTAAAAATTTACGTTCAAGTAATAATGTCTTTATTAAACTTTCAGCATATGATAATCATAGTTTAATAAATTTACCAGAAAATGTACAAAATAAATTAATTAATGATAGATTTAAATTTAATGATAACAATATGATTCCATTATCATCATTAATATATGGTTATGAAATAAATAATGGAAATAATAATCAATATATAGAAGAAGAATATATTAAATCATATATTAAATTATATAATCTTGATGATATTAAGAATATTACATTAAATAATAATAATTCGATTGAGATATTATTGATTTTGGAACAAAATAATTCTTTTTCGGATATCTCTAGCGATAATATAAAATTATATTATAATTATTTTGTTAATTATGCATGGTCACATTTAAATAATCAAAAATTTAAAAATGTAATCACAAAATTGGCTAAACATCTTGAAACAACATATAAATATCTGTCATTTTTTAGAGAAGATTATAATAATGATGTTATTGATGTTATTGATGTTATTGATGTTATTGATATTATTGATATTATTGATATTATTGATGTTATTGATATTAATAATATTACGGGTATTGAAAAAAATCAATTAATCTTGGCAATATATTTAATAAAGAATATTAATTTCATAGAAAAAGATATTATATTAATAAAAGATTACATTATCTTTTTAAAAAATAATATTAATAACTTTACAAAAATATTACATATTCTAATATCACAGATTGAACAAGTATTATTTAAAAATTCCTCATTAGAAACAGAATTATTTGATATATATTTTGCAATCCAATTAAATATCGGTAAATTTTCACAAAACTATTTACAGAATATAGATAAATTTTATGATAATATTGAACACAGAGAAAATATTGCAAAAAATATTATTGAACAATTAGCAAATCATAATCATTTAAGAAATATATCTTATTTAAAAGATACTATTGTAAAATATATAGATTATATTTCAGATATTATAGATATAAAACAATTCACATTAATTTTCACACACCATATTAATCTTAGAGATTATCTGTTACAAAATGATAAAATCTCTAATAATATTAAATTTGGTTCATCTGAAGATACAAGTGACCAGATATTTACGATATTAGATTTAATTGATGAAAACTATCAATATGTTTTACCTAATTTGAATGAGTATAAAGATGATAATTCACATCGTCTTATTGAATGTTTAACAAATATCACTACATTAGAAGATTTTAAGAATTTTTGTCATATTTTTACAATTGATGAAGAATTTATTAATAAATATAATATAAAATCACTTTATATTGATAATATAATTAATAAGTCTGCAAATTATGATAATTTAACTTTTTTCTTAGAAACTGTTAAATATAATAATAATGATATATCTGAAAAAACAACTGAGATAAATGAAATATTAAATTTAAATACTATTGAATCTAAATATTTTGTCAGTTTTCTATTATATCTTGGATTAATATCATTAGATTATGTAACGAAAAAATCATTTGACGATTTATTAATTCTAAATAATATTGGTAAATATGATTATTATAAAAATATTATTATTCACTATAAAAATGATTATATTATTAGAAAAGGATTAATACAAATATTTTCTGATGAATTGACTTATGATAAAATTACAACATTATTTACAGATTTAGATTATATTATACCACATATAACAGAAATTATTATTTCAAATAAAAATATATTATTAATAATTAAATATTTATCAGATAAAAATTCATATCTTACTAGTCAACTATTATCAACATACAATAAAACTTTTATCGAAACGAATACACTATCTATTTTAGATAAGATAAATATCTTGTTAAATATTAATCAATTAATAGAAGATAGAATTCCTAAAATTATTATTGATAATATTGCAAAAAATAATCTTCTAACCGATGATATCATAGTTAAATATGTAAAACTATGTGATTTATATAATCAACCTATTTCAGATGATATTATACGTAAACATCCGGAGCTTATACATTATACACAAAACAAGCATCTAATAGATGAGATAATTAATAAAGCATTACATTCATATGAGTTATTTCATCACATTATTCAATCTAATAAGAATTCTGATAAAAAATCTCAAACAATCGAAAAAAAATTACTTAAAATAACCAAAGAAAAAGATATATCATTATATATTGAATGTTTAATAAATTTTGATGGTAAATTAACAAAATCTGATAAAAAATTAATTTTAGAAAATATAAATACAGACAATATAATTTTTAAACTTATTCTTGATAATTCTAAAATAAAAACACAGTTATTTGATTCTGATAAAACAATCGCATATCTTATGGATAATAATTCAGACTTTTTAATATGTAATCTAAAATCTGAATATATTATGCAATTTATTGATTATTATAAATATAGTGATTTAATAATAAATAATAAAATGAATATACCTCGTATATTTGCATTCTACAAAGATATGAATACAATTAATAAACTTATCGAATTATTTGGATTAGAAAAACTTGAAAATATTTCAAATAAAAATCGTAATATCTATGACTATATGATTATGTATGGAGAATATGATAAAATACCATTAGAATATATATTAAAAGATGATAATATAATTAAAATAATTAAAACAATATCTACTCAAAATTTAGGAAAAATATTAGAAAATCTGTGTGTCGAAAAATTTAATACTTTAATAAATGTAACAGATAATGATAATAATAATCTTGTATATTATCTTATTAGATATCACGAAAAATTATTTAAATCATATGTTAAAGATACTAAAATTACCCATACCAATTTTATACCAAATAATCTAAATGAAACTCTGCTTATGAAATTAATAAGAGATTCGCAAGAATATGAGTTAGAACCAATTATTAAATGGATTGTAAATAATTTTGAACTAAATAACTATGATTATTATGTATCAACATCTAATGGGTCTGTTCTTACATATTGTATGAAATATAACAATAATTTAACTAAATTATTTCAAAAAGACAATATTATAAAATCATTGCTGTATATATATGATACTTGTGATATATTATGCCCATATGCCGATAATTCAAATGAAAAAAATATATTAATGAATATCCTGTATATAGCATGTATAAAAAATCATACATTATTAGATACAATTTTACGTTCTGACAAACGTATCACGAGTAAATTAGTTAAAGAAAAATTACAAACTACTAATTTCGAACATAATATATTATCAATTGCCTTATTTAATAATCCAGAATCTGTACAAGTAATACTTGGATTTATCAACAATGATATAAAATTTATAAAAGAAACTGATGATATGATTGGAGGATTTGAGAAAGTAATTGATGTACAACCTGCTTCGTGGTATTATCTACAACAATATTGTAATATACATAATTATAAATTATACATAGATTTAGATTCTCATTGGTATGGATATAATTATAAACAAAAAATGACTTATGACAATATCAAAAAGATTACACATTATATACTTGATAAACAAGAAATCTGTAATAAAAATAATACATGTAATATTTGTGATACTTATAAATCAAAAATAGTATTTACAAAATGCAGACATAAAGTATGCATTGTATGTGCTATACGCTCAGATAAGTGTGGTTCATGTCGAAATCATATATCTGATGAAGAAAAAATATTAATATAAGTTTTATTTTATTTTATTTTATTTATTTTTTTTATTTTTTTTATAAAAGTTATAGAAGATTATATTATATGAATATAGGATTATTATTGGCAATAATAATTATTATTATTGTTGTTTTTGTATGTGCATCTAAAAATAATGAACATTATGATGAGAAATTAATACCGAAATATTTATGTTTTGATAAATATACAGGACATCAATATCAGAATAAGAAGAAAGGATGTCAACCATATGGTGATAGAACAAGTGATATATTTAGTGCAATTTTTATGTCATGAATTTAATTTATTTATAATTTTATTATAAATGCTAGTGCATAATAAGGTGGCATATTATTATGTGGCACATTATTACCTGTTGCTCCTGAATTTTCAGATTTATTATTTGCATCATCACCTGAACTAATTGACCCATTTACTCCTAGATGCCATGTTAATACATTTGTAAATGAATGTGTATGAGATGGTAATTCATCTGGAGTTAATTGATGTGTTTCTTCACCACCTTGTGTATCAACTTGTTGGGGTGTTAATTTGCCAGATGAATTAAATATAGTATTTAGTTTGCTTGCACCAAGAATAAATTTACTACGTAAATCCGGTGATTGTAATTTAGTATTATCTAATGCAGTATAAAGTGTACCATCACATAATCCCCATCCAGATGGTATATTTTCTATATCTCCTGAAAATGCAACTATAATACCTTTAAATGTTTTAAAATTAAAATCACCAGTAACATTTAAATTATTCATTGTTATTGTTCCATTAAGATTATCAAATACTGATGTAATATTTTTTAATGTATTTTCACTTATTTGTGTCACAGAATTATTAAAATTTTCATTTTTATTATATAATTTATATATTACAAATAATAATAATATTATAAAAATAATAAATATTTTATTTTTTAAATCTAATCCGTTCATCTATATATTATATTAGGTTAAATATTTTTTGTTTATATAAATTATAATTTTATTATGTATAATAATGAATAATATGGTGGAATATTATTGTGTGGTTGTCCTCCACCAGTAGTTCCAGTAGTAGTTGCTGAAGAATGACCAGAATTACCACTAGAAATTGGACCATGTACTCCTCGATGCCATGATAATACTTCTGATACAACATGTGTATGAGATGGTAATTCATCCAGAGTTAATGTATGTGTTTCTGCACCACCTGTAGTATATGGCTGTTGTGGTGTTAATGGCAATGGTTTATTATTATTTGGAATATTTGGTTGACCAGATGGTCCCCATCCATCAATAATACCATTATTAGATGTGTTTAATTTGCTTGCACCTAATATAAATTTACCACGTAAATCAGGTGATTGTAATTGTGAACTATCAAGTGCTTTATAAGTTGTACCATCACATAATCCCCATCCAGATGGGATATTAGTTACAAGACCAGACCATGCAACTATAACACCTTTTAGAGCACCAAAATTTAAATTACCTGTAACATTTAGATTATTCATTGTAATTATATCATTTTTATAATATTTATTTACGATTGTATCAAATGCATTATCAAAATTTTCATTCTTATTATATAAATAATATATTATTATAAATAATAATATAATAATTATTATATAAATTATGTTATTTAATTTCAAATTATTCATATTATATAATTATATAATATAAATTTTTCAAATTATTTATATATTATAATTTCATAATAAATGCTAATGTATAATATGGGGGCATATTATTATGTGGCAAATTTTTACCAGTCGCGGATGATGTTGTTTGGTTATAATTTGCACTATTATCACAGTTACCACCTAAATAACCACCGACATTTGGATTAAAACTAGAAGAAAATAAGTTAGGACATCCAAAAATTGTATCAGACATTGTTGTGTGTGTATGTGATGGTATTTCTTTTTCTGATAATACATGTGTCTCTTCACCACCTTGATTATTAAATGGATATTCCGTACTACTACCCAATATAAATTTACTACGTAAATCAGGTGTTGTTAAACTAGTTCCATCAAATGCTGTATAAGTACTGCCATCACATAATCCCCAACCATCCGGTATATCAGAAATTGCACCAGACCATGTGACTATGATACCTTTTAATGCTGTAAAATTTACAGCACCTTTTACTCCTAATCTGTTTATAGATACAGTAGTATTTATATTAGAAAAATTTGTACCGATATTTTGAATAGCTTCATTTGATGTATTTAAATGTTCCAATTTATTACGAGAAATATAAAAATATATTATAATACCCGATAATATAATGATTATTATAGATAATATTTTATTTAATTTTAAATCATCCATTGTATTATATATTATATAAATATATATTATAAAAATTGATTTTATAAATAATGAAATATTTTAGAATTTTTATATTTTTTTTAGCCTTAGAATTATAAAATTCTCTTAGAATTTTTATTATTGAAGCTATAGCTTCAATAATAAAAATTGAAACCTTTAATATTCTGTTATATCTATAATAAAACACATTATTATCTTTACAAAATGGCTGTTGCTTTTTTCCGTAAGCGTCTTCTTGCGCAAACATTCGATGATGAAAATGATCACATCACAAAATACACAAAGTTTACATGGTTCATTGAGGATGACGATGTAGATGCATTCCATGAAGCTGCAAAGGGTGATGAGTTTGCAGAGATTGATGATTTTGCAGAGCTCGCCGCAGCTATTGCAAATTACCAAATGGAGTGTGATGATGAGATTGGTGATGAGATGGATGATGAGATGGATGATGAGATTGGTGATGAGACTGTTAATGGTAAGATGGATGATGTTGAATATATGGATATTATCCACAAAGAAGAGTACATTTTGAATGATCTTTCAAAGTTTATTATTTAGTAATAAATTAAATGTGTATTATTTTTTTCTTTTAGTGTATATGTTTTTGATAGTTAATAAAAAGTGATTTAAGATAATATTTTGTTTATATAATTATATTAATATGATTTCATTTTTGTCGATCTTATCTATAATATATTTAGCAACATCTGTATGTGCATATCCTACAGTGTTGATGCATGGTGTACTTGCAAATAAACAGAATATGGATGAACTTAAAACACTACTTGAATTAAATTTCAAAATTCCGGTATATAATATTGAGATCGGTAATGGTGCCGGAACAAGTCTGTTTACATCTATGAATTCACAACTCGAAATTTTATGTGACACTATTTATAAAATGGAAGAGTTGAAAGATGGATTTAATTTTATTGGAATGAGTCAGGGTGGTTTACTTGCACGTGGATATGTGGAGTATTGCAATAAATATCCAGTTATAAATCTTATTACACTTGCATCACCAAATGGTGGCGTATATTATAAAACACCGATGGCATATAATTTTTATGAACCGTTACAACAATCAACATTATCGGTTTCTAATTATTGGCGTGACCCATATAAGTATGATTTATATTTATCTAATTCTACTTATCTTGCACAATTAAATCAAGAAGTATTATCAAATTCTATTCAAAATGATCTTGATGTTGTAAAGAATTTTATAATGATATGGTCATCATCTGATGAAGTAATAATGCCACCAGAATCAGCTAAATTTTCATTGCAATATGTCGATGAAATTGATGGTTTATTAAAAATACAAGAACTATCTGAAACAGATATTTATAGATCTGGACGTCTTGGATTAAAAAAACTAAATGGAGAAAATAGATTGAAGATATTTCAAACTGATTGTAGACATTCCCAACATAGAGAACCTGAATGTTTTCATCAATTAAAACCAGTATTTGAACAATATCTGTTGTAAATATTAGTTAACTATTTATATTAGTTAACTATTTATATTATTCTTTTATTTAATTTTTTATAATTTATATAATCGTATTTTGTAAATTCATCAATATTTAAAATATCATCAACTTCGTCAACATCATCATCGTCGTCGTCGTCATCGTCGTCGTCATCTGACATAATTTTAGGTAAATCTTTTTGTATTTGTTGTAATTGTTCAAAACTATCAAATTCATCTAATTCTTCATCAAAATATCTTAAATATGGTGATAATTTAGTAAGAATATCATTAAGAGGTGCTTCATAAATTAAATCCAATTCTACTTTAAGAGCATCACTATATGAATCATTTATTGTTTGATTATATGATTCTGATTCTGATTGTATTTTCTTTTCTATATTTATTCTATAATCAGAAATAATCTCACGTATATATTGTAATAATGGTGTAACTATATAAGAAGAAAATTTAACACCAGCTTTATCTTCATTCCATTTGGATGGTGTTTTTATAACATAATGATTTCTATTACAATCTGTATTATAAATAGGTTGATTTTCAGGTTGATTATGATTAAGTATATTTAATATTATTTTTGATAATTTTTTAATAAAAGTACCATTTTTTATTTGTCTAATAATTTCAACTTGTAATGAATAATCATTCTTTTTTTCTGGATAACAATAACTAGTTCTTAATAATTTAATTGTATCTGTTTTATTAAGTCTTTTTAATGGAGGTGTTGATGCATGGTGTTTCATAAGATATGCTATCAATGATGATGCCTTATTTAATGCTTTTTTAACATTATTATTTGATTCTTCTATTTTTTCTTTAACTTCTGTAATTTCACCTTTAATATTATTTGTAAGTTCTTTATTTGATTCAATTATAATAGTTTTAAGTTTATTATTTTCTGTATCATTATGATATTTATTTTTATGTTTTTTATAACTTGCTACAGAAGAATATGACCTTCTACAAATATTACAATAATTTTTATTTTGTTCTTTTTCAATATGTTTTTTTGTATTATAATGTTTTAATAAATTATCCATACGTAACGTATCATAATTACATATATCACATCTAGGCATGTTTTATATACTATATATATAATATATTAAGTTATATTTATATATTTTACATGTATAAAATTTAATAATCATAATACAAGTTATAAATAATATACAAGTTGTAGATATTACTTAATCTTCTGTTAAATCCTTCAATAAATCTATCTTTATATTTTATATATAATATATTACCAATAAAAAAAAATAAGAGGAGCAATTCATGTGCGCGCGCGTTAAAGGATATTTAG